CCCGCTACGAGTCGTCTGTGTTGCACTAACAATTGGAACATTCGCTTCCACGGCAAGTCCTCTAAGTTCTTCCGCAATCGCTTTAATATATGAGTATGAGTTGACATTTCCTAGTTTTGAATAACGTGATGATGCACAAATGTTGAGGTAATCTATGTAGATTATATCAGGTATAAATGATTTTTTCAGTGCTAGATCATTTAGTAATGCTCTGAAGTGACCCACGTTTGCTGATGCAGTAGGGTATTCTTTGATAACTAACTTACCTTGAGTCTTTTTAGATATGTTTGTTACTTTGTTCTCAAACATAATCTTAGGTAGTTCAGTAATGTTTTGTATATCACAGTTCAATAGATTAGAATCTATTCTCTCTGCAATCTTTTCCTCTGCCATTTCAAGTGTGATGTATAAAACATTTTTACCTTGTAATAAAACAGAACTGGCACAATGGCACATGAATAAAGACTTACCAACACCAGTGCCAGCCAGAGCAACATTAAGAGTTTTATTAGGGAGACCACCTTTTGTAATTTTGTTGAAGAATTCAAGATCGAATGGAATCTTCTCTTCTTTCTGATGGTAGAACTCATAGCGTTCCTCATAGTCTTCTAGGTAATCGTGACCAATATGATTGTCGAATGTTACTGCAAGTGCTTCAGATAATATAGTAGGGATAGCACCCGCTGCTCTTTGCTCATCATTGCCCTCTGCAATCTTAATTGATGACATGAGTGCAAGATATAATGCACGTTCCTTACACCACTTTTCTGTAGTGTCTAGTATCCAATCAAATTCAGACTTCTCAGAATCTATCTCATTGATAGATCTTACGATATCTTTGTGTTGATCGTCAGAGATATTATCTAACTGTCCTACTTCTATTACTAATGCTTCCTTTGTAGGTATTGCACTATAATCTGTAAAGTATTTTGACGTTACTTCAAATAGTTTTCTACCAATAAGATCAGCGAAGTATTCAGATTTGATAAAAGGTAATGCCTTGCGAACATACTCTTCATCTAGCAATAAGTTCTTTATAACTAACTGTTCTACTTCGTTCATTTGCGATGTAATTGTAATAAAAGTGTGAGAGTCATTCTTCTCTCGTCAACTGGAGGTGTGGTGTAGTCCAAGTATGATGGATGTATGATAGCATCTCCTTCGTTAATAAACAAGGATGATGCACTAGTCCACTCTGGATGACCAGGATTGAACACTTCTAACAAAGACCTAGCAGGATGATAGAATATATCTGGAGTAACACCTTCTATGTAATGTGTCAATGTATATTGACTAGGTAAGGTATTACAAATCTGTAGAGTCTCTCCTTTTTCTAGCACACAGAAAACAGCATTTGTAATAAATGCAACGTGTGTTTTATCCAGACTCAAATCCTTGACTAACTCTGTAAGGATGTCAGTATACTGTTCAGTAACCCATGCATCTATATCTGTTAGGTGTAATGAAAATGGTGATGTTATGTTAAATTTTTCGCTGTCGTATAATCTTGTTCCCCATTTCTTTATACCATCGTGAACTAGATTATATTTGCGGACGGTTGCAGGAAATATATTGTCTATCATGATCCATACTTAAATTCTTGACTTGCTGCCCAGTCAAGTTTCTCCATTATTTCTGCTGTGAAATATTTCTCAGGATCCTTGAGAATAGCAGAAGGGTAGACGCTAGACTCCCCGACAACAAGGCGATTTCCTTTGCGTTCAAAGACTCCATATTTTTCACCCAGTTCCAATAGTCCGTAATACTTATCCAGTCCTCTTGCATCAAAATATAATCTTGTATCGACACTTGCGTTCTCCTTTGTCAGACGCGACTTAGCAGCCTTTGCTTTGATAATGTTTCCAATAACTTCTTTTCCGTCTTTCTCTTTCTTCTTAGATAGATATATGATTGTAGATGCAGCGTATTTGAGTCCACTACCTCCACCCATCTCCTTAGTTGGGATGTAGGCACCAACGACATCGTATGTGTGATTTGTAACAAGTAGGGGGACATTTGCTTTGCCAAGTTTCAATGTAAGAATACGGAAAATTGCCTTCACAACTTGTGCTCTAGTCATGTCACGAGTGTCTTTACCCTCGGCACTGTCTGCTAGTTCTTTAGATGTGGAAAGCATACCCAAAGAGTCTAGCACAAACATCATAGGTTTGCGATCTTCTGTCTTCTGTTGAAGATATTTATCTAAAATCTGTATTGCCTGAGTCCGAAACTCTTGGACGGTTGTTACGGGAACGAGTATCATACGTGAACCATCTATGCCACGTTCGTCAATCATTTGTTTTGTGACTGCTGCTTCACTCTCAAAGTAAACAACACCCGCATCTGGGTTATCACGTAGATAACTTTGAACTACACCTAGACAAAAGAATGTTTTACCTGTTCCACTCTCTCCTGCTAGTGCAGTAATTTTATTGCTAGGGACTCCTTTGTAGATAGATCCACTAACTAATGCATTGAAAATATATGATCCTGTATCAACGAAAGATTCAATGTCACCTACGCCACCCTCTGATAATAGTCCTGCGTAGTCATTGTCAATCTCTTTGACAATGCTTTTCAAAAATGATGATGTCATGCAAATAAAAAATCTAGGTTAGCTTTCCTCTCTGTCTCCCATCCTATCACGCCAGAGATGATTTGTAAAGGATCAAGAAAGGATTTCTTAAATTGGGTATCACGATCTATCGAACCTTCGAGACCCAATTCACGTGGGAATGTGTTAAGGAACGATACAACGTTTTCATGTATTGGATTGTTGCGATGTAGAAAGAGATATTTTATTTTTTCTCCCTCTTGCACTAGTGGATATTTGTATTCAAGTTTGTTTTTTGAGATGTGAAAATTATAAAGCAAAGTTCCACGAACATGTAGAGGGCATCCCTTTGTATACACGCCTGATGACGCTTTGAATTTGCGTAGTCCATTGACAGACCTCGGAAATGCTATATCTTCTGGTGGTAAGGAATTGAATTTTTGTCTAAAACTATCTATAAACGATACAAGATCGTCTTCTGTGCCAGTCATCATAATAGTGATAGCATCTTTAATAGCACCCCTGCATGGTGCAGGAGTAGATGACTTCACTGCCTCAATACCCATCATCTTTAGCTTGGGTTCTTTATATCTTACACCCTCACTATCCCACACGTTGAGCATGTATCTTTTCTTTGCAGTCCAGATACCTGTAGAAGCGATATTCTCTCGCTTCATTATCATCTTTTGATCGTATGCGTTTACGTAACTCGCCAACGCTTCATAAGAACTCGAAATATACTTCTCAAGTTCCACCTCACAGATCTTATTAAGGAACGACACAATGCTTTGATCAGTCGCTTCTCTCCCCTTGTATACAGTCTTGACCAAATCACCCAGATTGAGGTAGATACTATCAGTATCACTAGCAATGACATAATCTTTCTTCTCCGTTTTTAGTATTTTGTTTAGATAGGTATTCATTTTGTGTTCTATCCAACGAATAGACACTTGCCCTGACATTGTAATTGCCTCAGCATTAGTGAGATTATAATATCTAAAATACTGATTCCCGATTGCACCATAGGCACTGTTCAATTGAATCTTACGTGCCATTTGTATGTTGTTATATTTACTTATACTTTTTTCTAATTCCTTTGTTGGGGTTTTCTCATATTCTTTCTTGGCAAGGATCATCAATTTCTTAGATTGCACACGTTCATCGTAGATCTTCTGCATCATTTCTGGTAAGAAACCATGAATGTCTTTACGATACATTGCACCGTTTGCACATACAGCAAACTCCTTTGGAACTTCTATCTTCTGTCCGAGGATTTTATTAACTGTAGCGGATGGATGCCTTTTTTCAACGAGGGTTTCTGGGGAAATATTATATTGCATAATGAGATGAGGGTACAGACTATTGAGGTCAAAACTAACCACCCAATTATAGCGTCCTGCAATTGGTTCTTTGACATAAGCACCTTCGTATTTGTCGTTCTTGTCTGATCGTTTTGCAGGAGGGACAACGATACCCTTTTTCTTGAGGAAGTTGTAGATTAATGTATCCCACATCCTCACCTGATAATATACATCTCTAATATTTACCTTAGCATCATATGCTAGGGCAACAGCAAGTTCTATCAACTTCATCTTTTCTTCTAGACGCACAACAAGTTCTGTGTCAATGATGTTGTAATCAATAAACTTCTGCCAGTCATTTGTGTAGAACGCTTTAAAGTTTTCATGCTCACTGTGGTCAAGTTTTCTTTGACCGAGTTCTACGTGTGCAATATGATCTAGACGATATGATTCTTGATTTGTATATGTAAATTTCTTGTACAGATCCATGTAATCCATGACATTTATGCCATAGATGTTGTACACTTTGTTCTTCCTACCTTTGATTTCTATCTCATCGTCATGCACGATGTTCCAAGGTGACATCAACTTCATTTCTTTGGTGCCAAATAGTCTTTCTAGACGACCACAAATATACGGGACGTCATAAAGTTCTACGTTCCATCCTGTAAGAATGTCAGGAAAATTTTGTACCCAATGATCTAAGAAAGCACGAAGTAAATGTTCTTCACTGTCACATAAAATGTATTCTACATCGTCACGAGTATTCTTATATGGTCTAGTTCCAAATACTTTGATTTTACGTGTGACATAATCCTGCACTGTGATACTGAGCATCTCCTCAGCACATTCTAAAACATTAGGGAATCCATTCTCACATTGAACCTCGATGTCAAGTGACATGATATTCATTTTCTTGAAGTCAAAGTCAACGTCATCAGGAAATTCTTTAGATATGAATTGATACAAGTATCTGTCATACCCATGCACCTCAAAGTTTGGCACTTCTTTGTATTTGTCTATGAACTGACGTGCTTCACGAACAGAATCAAACCTGACTGGTTTTGCATACCTACCATCAAGTGTCCTGTGTTTAGTTTCTTTTTTAGTAACAACAAAAAGAGTTGGAGAAAACTTAAATTTACGTTGAATACGTTGTCCATCTTCGTACCCAAGATAAAGTAAGTTGTCACCAACCAGTTGTACGTTGGTATAAAAACTCATTTACTAACTGTCTCGTACTTCTTCTTTATTTCTGGTGTTGGTTCAACTATTGTAGCAATAGTTTCTGAATAAAGCAAGACGTCGGTGTCTGTTGTATAGCGAGGCCATGGTTCTAATGTGCCATCATCCTTTATTAGGTAAGGATCTTGCATGTGACAACTAGGTTCTTCCTCTAATTGCTCTGCCTTTGTAATTAAGTGTATACCACTCTTAAGTATTATCAGTGCTGTCTGCATCATCCTCCTCTAAAACTTTTTCTGCATCTTTGAATATTTGTTCCATGTCTAGATCATCATCTTGTACACCCGCAATGACATCTTCATGTTTCTTGAAGTTCTCATCGTAGGTCTCTTCTTTGATTGCTTGGACATACTGTTCTGTAATACTATCTAACGGATCGTATGCGGTAATTACATGTCCTGCAGGAAGAAAGAAATCTTTGTCTTTACTTAAAGGTGCCCAAGGGAACCAAGATAACTGATAACCTTTCTCTCTGTTGAAAACAAGATCCCCCTCGTCAGAAACAATCTCTAGACGAAAGGGTTTGTGTAACTTAAATCCTACAGACTCATTAGTTTGTGGATCTGCTATCTCTTGTACTTCTGTAATTATTTCTTCGTTAGATCTTAATAATAAAATCTTTATGCTCATGTTACAGTGCCACCCATCTTTTGTACATTACCGATGTATGTATCTCTAAGACTAGGGACTGGTTCTAATATAGTAACCACCATGTTATGATTCAATGGTATTTTTGTCTCTGGAGATAATGGACACCATGGTTGGTAGTGTACCTTAACTTCTGGATCTGTTACAATACCTGTAGAATCCATCTTAGGTTGATCGTACTCAACCCTGTAAGGGAAGTTCATGATATATGCCTGTCTTTGTCCAGTCTCTTTATCTACTGCTTCTTGTAAATCACATATAACATTATCGCCATTAAACATAACGACAACCTTAACCCTCTCTGCAGTCACAAGATTTTTCTGAGGAGGAGTTACATTGATTGGTTCTTTCTTCTTTGCCATAATCTAGCTAATGATGTACCTATTATAAAGGGGGAATTGAGTTTTGTCAATCCCCCCTATGTATTAAATGAAATCTTTCCTTGCATAACGCTCAGGGATTATCCTTCCCAGTTCCACAGTAAGGAGTCCGTCGGCAAATGTGACCTGTCGAACTTCCGTATCATCTGAGAGCGTCCACGACCTAGAGAAGTTCCGTCTAGCAATGCCTCTATGGATGCAGTTGCATTCTTCGGTCTCTTCTTTGCGATTAGACTCCACAAATAATTTTCCTTGTTCCGTGTATACTTTGATTTCTTCTTCTTTGAATCCTGCGAGTGCGATTTCGAGTCTCGATTCAGCATTGTTTACCTCTATTAGATTGTATGGTGGATATGTTGCACTACCTCGAATATCATTTATCTTATCGAAGTAACTTTCTAATCCTATGCTATGTTTTGTAATAGCATCAAATAGTGCAGGGAGGTCTGCAGCACTATACCTTTGAATGTTCATGGTTTTCTCCTTTTAAAGCGAGTTGTAATTGTGTCCCCGAAGGCGACAATACTAATTATAACACTAGACTAACCAATGAAGGATAGGGTTTTCCGCATATAATTACGGTAACTACCCTTATCCATATACACACTATGAAATAGCATACCCTCGTATAGGTATAACCTATTAAATTTTGCTTCAGTGAAATGGTATTTCTCATACTGATCATCTTCTTCCCAGATAGGAGTAAACTCTTTTAGAGATAGATCAGGGGTTGTAAATGCATATCTTTCTTTTCTATAAGAACATGAGTTGGGGAATGGAGACTCTTCACCAGTATCTTTAAGACGATAAAAAGTTGTTCCAGTATTCCCATTCTCAGAAAGTTCTTTGTCTGTGTTTAAAAATATATTTCCTGCCACAGTTCTGTCATCACAATGTGGGTGTGATGATTGACCATAGACTTTTTTATTCCCATCAACACACTGATAGGAGATGTTAAAGTATGGTGCGTTATATCCATAATGTTGGTTGATAAGATAGTTAGCACACTTTTGCAGATGCCCAAAGTCATATGTCATATAGACTTGGTAACCAGGATAAAATCCTCTAGGAGGAACTCCTTCTCTTATCGTATCTTGGAATGGAATTGTTTCTAGAAACTCTAAACACTTTTCTGGATTCTGTAGAAAATTGTCAACCTTTACAATTTTGCTTCTGGTCTTACCAATGTATTCTACCGATAGTTCATAATGTGGGTTGATGTCAAAAATACTATCGTCTATCATTCCTCTTTCTTCTTACCAATATTATATTTTGATTCTAGTGTCCAGTCACCTTTCTCCTTGTAAGCAAGAACTTTGATCTGACTTAGTGGTGCTACATCAGCAATGCCTTCCTTACTATTGACAGATACCAAACCCCAATCACCTAGCAACTGTACTATACGGTTACGACGTTGCACATCATTAAGTGACAAGTTTGCCTTCTTTCCATCAAGAGCAAACAACTCTTTAAAATGGACGATGTAATATTTACCTTGCTTATGCAAGATATGACATGACTGATATAATTTCTTTTCTTTTCTGGATGCTACACCAATTCTTGTAAGTGTCTCTCTAACCTTTAGAAAGTCATCTGGTTCTCGTAGTCCTACCTCTATCATACTTTCGGTAGTCCACTGGACTTCCTCAGTGATCGCAGTCATCGTTTGCCTCCCCTATCATGTTTGTTACGAATTAATTCAAGTTGGGTTTTGGTTAGAAGACTTACTGCGACCTTTGCTTTTTCGTTACTATAACCATAGTGTTTTTTAACCAGATCCAGATTGTCCATCTGTTCTTTCTTCAACCAAGGAGAAAACCTTTTTCGTTTCCTCAAAGTATATAGGAAGAAAGAATACTGCATGTCTTTGTCTATGTTACTATACTTGTTCATCTCGTTTGCAAACAAGACAGTATCAAGATGACCTGATAAACACCTGTTGACAATGTATGGTGGGTAAGATGAGATTGCCTCTTCATCTTCCTCAATCAAATTATCTTTATTAAAGTTGACTGAGTTCAACCAGTCTTTTAATTCGTACTTCATAACCAGTCTGACCTATCACATCCCCATCTCTTAACTTCTGTTGAGTGAAAACGATCCTGCATGTATTGTATCACTGCTTTGTAATTTGTCTTTGGATTGCATGAGAATAGATCACACCTAGCAACATCATCTTCAGGCCATGTGTGTATACTAATATGACTCTCTGCAAGTAAAGCATAACCAGTCACACCACATGGTTCAAACTTATGGGTGTCAACCTTTAACAGTTCTAGACTAGCAATCTTTGCTGCCTCTGTCAAAGTTTCTTTGATGTATTCTTCATCATTTAGTGGAGGAGTCATTAGACATCCTTTTAAGTCAAATAATACGTGCTTCATTAGAATGTTCTGATAGGACCTATGACACCAGTTTTGCTGTTGTTGACTCGATAGATTTGTGTTCTACCATCTTTAGTTTGTACATGGACTTCTTCACCCATGATGATTGCTGTCTGTGCGTTAGGTGCAAATGTAGATAGTCCTCCCCTACGTGTATTGTAGAGTTGACAGTATCCACTAGGCAACACTCTGACTCCTATAGTTTCCATAATTAAGACAAATAAGTTCACGTCGTTTTGTTTGGTCTATCATGTATGTACCTGTAGACCGCATTGTATAAGTATGAGCAAAGTCATACTGATGCCACTCTAGAAATCTCATAACGATATCTGGGTGGTTATTATATGATATCATAACATTGCATAATTGCTCGTCCATGATATCTGCAAATTGTGCATGATCAAAACCTTTATGCATGTCACCTTTGTGACCATAAAGATTGTCCTTAATATTATAAGGTGGATCTGCATAGATTAATACGTCATCTTCATCGGATTGTAATTTACTGTAATCTAAATTAGTAATCTTCCAGTCACGTATTAAGTATTCATAGGCGGGAAGTTTCTCAATCCCACGTAATGAGAAGTTGGAATCGCTTGCTTGCGAAGAGAAGGACGATCCTTCAGTAAGACCAGAGAAAGAACACTTGTTAACAATATAAAAAGCAATTGCTCTGTCCTGATCTTTCGCGTCCGTGTCATTTACTATCTCCTTTGATTCTAAAAATAATCCTTGTGCGTTATGCGGTGTGTTGTACTTGGTTTTAAGGATCTTAAGAGATCTTGCCATTTCCTCTCCACTGCTCTGGAGTTGTGTCCAAAAAACATAGAGTG